GCGGGCGCAGTAGTTGATACAGTTGAACGAGTAGCCACTGACACTGATCGTTCTGTTGAATACTATAGTGACGCCTTAGAATTTCTAACCGAGCACAGAGATCGTATTAGGGATTTCAATTTCGCTGATTATGTTCCAACGGGAGAGGACGTGGAGGAGGGGCGCCCACGCGAACCCAACCCACTCGCCGACCCTAGGGGCCCCCTACTCGGCTTGACGAACTTTTTAATGAGACTCCAACAGAACCACTACCCTTATCCCGTTCCTATGATTGAAGATTTTAGACGATTTGTCGCCACGAACGGGGAGATTAAAATGGTAGAAAACCCTATGATGCGTCGCGGCACCGGCCGCCGTCGTCGCGGAGCGGGCTTTTTCGGTAACGTTTTTAATGCGGCGAAACGAGCCGTGGGGGCCGTTGTGACGCGCGTCAAAGATATCTCCAAGGGCATCCGTCAAGACTACCCTCCGAAGGTGCGCGAACTGCTCGCGAAGGTAGGTGACCGCCCCGTCGTGGAAATGTATATCCGACGCGACCCTATTAGCGCTCCGATCAACACCGCGCTCAACCTCCTGACGCTGGGCAAGTGGAACGAGGTGCGCCGCCGTTACCAATACGACGAGTTATTCCATCTCGCCATTGAGGTAGTGGTTCGCGCGGCCAGCAACACCGAGTCGGAAGCCCGCTACGTCGTGGAGAAGAATCAAGTGATCAACATCGCGTCTCCGATCCCTACTAAGCCCACGACGGAGTTTCTGCCCGTGCCGCTGGGTGGGCGTGGCTTCACGATCAACGCCCTCCTCAATGGTGCTAAGAGCCGAATGGGTCCTAACTTTTTCACATACGATGCCTACACAAACAACTGCCAAGATTTCATAATGGCTATTCTGCTGAGCGGGGGAGTAGCGACACCCACGCTGACGGCGTTCGTCAAGCAGCCACTGGAGAAGGCGCTGAGCGAGATGCCGGGCTATACTAGCGGCCTCACAAAGGCAGCGACGAACCTCGGCGCTATGGCAGACGTAGTGCTTCAAGGACGGGGGGGTCTAAAGCCCAGTCGGAAGTTCGGGGCGCAGTTAGCCAAACTCGGGATCTCTCCTGCTGCGTATCTCAAAGCCGCGCAGAAGAAGGCGGAGGCTGCGGGGCTTGCTGGACATCTCATCGGCTTTAGTGACGATGAGAAGCACAAACTACAAGTGCCGAATGCTGACGGTAAAATAGTAAAGTTCGGTGCTAGCGGGTTGGGGGATCATTTGATTTATCGGCTTTCGGGGAATTCGGAGGCGGATGAACACCGACGCCGTTACCGGGCACGGGCGACGAAGATACGAGGGAACTGGAAGTCGGATGAATACTCACCAAACTCGCTGGCGCTGAGTGTCTTGTGGTGATCGTTGCGATATACGGCACGAGGTTACCAGCGATGTCTTCAAAATATTCCACCTTGTTCATATTGGTCTCTTCTAAAGATCAATACGAATATGTTTCAGCGGACCTTAACTTAATACTTGAGCACTGCCCAGCCAACCGTCTTGGCAGCAGTCGTAGCAACTTCAGAGCCAATAGAGAAGCCCACGCCCGCACTGACTACATCAACGGCGAACGACGTGGCCGTCGCATCAGCGGCACCGAGACCCCAGCAGACCACAACAGAGTCGGCCTTAATGGCAGCATCGGGGACGGCGATGATCAGACCAGCCGCTGGGATAATAGCAGTGCCCTGACGGAGCAGATCGGGGGCGGCGGGAGTCCCAGAGAGGAATACGGCGGCGCTCATCTTATATTAAGTTGGCAGATTTTATTCCGGGAACTCACATTAGCCGGCTAGCCAGAGACTTCTTGCCACCCGTGCCCGCACCCGTTCCAGCGCCAGTGCCATAGCCGACGGCACCCATCGCGCCCTTCACCTTGCCGAGAGCACCATCCTCGGGTAGCATCCCTCGGACGGCCGAGACCAGCGGCTTGGTGGACTGATAGATGTCCTTCGCCTTGCTGAGAATGTTACCGAGGCTGGAGAATGAGAAGCCGCCGACGATACGGTCCAGTTCGGAGCGGACGCCCATCGGGGCCAGAGGCGCGCCAATAATATCCTGCTCGGACAGCACGCCCTTGATGATACGGGACGAGCCACGGATGCTCTCAAAAAATCCAGAATTTGCCGTAATTACGAACAACTGAGGCGTCTGGTCAAAGTCGGACGTGTTCTTGACACGGAGATTAAATTGGAGGGTAAAATTTCCCACTAGGCTTGGTGCCTGCCCTGACTGGAGCGTAATGTCCTGCGATGGCTTCAGCACGAGAATGGAGCCCACCAGCGGCACGCGCTGGCCCTGCTGGCGCGTAGAGTAGCCGCCGATCGCCGGGTAGGAACCGCCCGCAGACCGTCCCTGGCCAGTGAAGGTCGCAAAGTCCATATCCAGACCGTTCTTGACGGACATATTATACAACTGCTCCGTGGTCGTGCTGGAGAGCAGACCAGAAAAGTTGTCAAAGTTGATAGACAGCGGGTTGCGGACACCGTCGCCGGGTCCAGCCAGAGGGAGGTAGTAGTCACCGTCGTTGGGTCCCGAGGCGCTTGGCTTGACGTAGATGAGCAGCAGATCGGGGATGGAAGGGAGCGTAATAGTCTGGGACTGGATATCACCGACTGCGCCTGGCGCAATAACACCGCTCTGATACTGAGTGATGTAGCGGGGAAATTCCATATAGGGCACTACAGATTTGGGTGGCAGAGGCACGTCCAGAGAAGGGGTGAGGAACTGGACATTGACAACCGAATCCACAAAAACGTTACCGCCGGGCGCGAGGTTGTTGTATTGGACGGCGCTGATAATACGGCCGGCGCGTGACGTGGAACGGATCGTGCGTGCCGGGCTAGTCTGGAGATTCATAATTAACTGTATGTTGTTAATTCCGAATAGGCCAGTGTCCCACTCGCACTCGTCGGCGAACACAAAGGGCGAGAGCACGAGAGGCTCAGTGGAGCGCCAGCGGAAATAGATCGGCGCCGTGAGGGCCGAGCCAAGAGCCACCCATTCGCCGGGCACTGCGCCGGGCGCCGAGGCGAGCACGGGCACTTCTGCTCCGTAGATGAGGCCACCGAACTGGACGATGTTCGCATACGTCCCAACGGGGAGGAGCCCCCTGGGAGCATACGTAGTGGCTGGGTTCCAGAGTTGGCAAGCCGTAGGGACGCCCGCCAGAGACGTGTAGAGCGCTCCAGCATAAGCGGGGACTGCGCTTACACCAGAGTTAGACGGCGCAGCCGCGGCGACCGGATTAACCAGAGCCAAACCAGCAGCGCTGGTAAAGACTAACTGAGGGAACGCTCCGTTGGGGACGTTGTCGTAGTCAGTCATTCCGTCGTAGCCGGCAATGGGGTTGGCCAGCGTGCCGAAGGCGTCGTTGTAGTTCGCGTATTTGTCTAGCATAGTCGGCGCTGTGCGCACTAGACGGTTCTTCTTGTAGTCCGTCAGACGGAGGACCTCCCTCATCACGTCCTGAGAGTTGATCACGGAGGTCGTGTCGTTGATAGTCGCGCTGAGTGTGGAGCAGAGAGAGTTCAGAGGCATCGCGCACAGAGAGAAGTCACGGCCGGGCACCGCGATGGAGTCACCGGGCGTAGGCAGAGAGGCCAGAGTCACGGTCGCGTTCATAAATACAGTGGAACTCCAGAGCAGTTTGCGATCTACGAAGACGTTCTCGGAAGGGACATAGATGTTATAGGTGTGCTGGGACGAGGTCGCCGCGATGGCGTTGAAGGGAGCGTTAGTCAGAGAGAGGGCACCCTTCTCAACGGCGAACTTAGGCCGGGACTGAACAATACGGGAGTCAAGCACTGCGAGTTTCTCAATGTCACCACTCATCCTTTATAAGATGAGTGAAGAAATTATTCGTAGGGTTTTAGTTCGGGAGGGATGGACGGGGGGGACGGGGAAAAGGGGGACACTCTCCTCACGAAGACTCGTCAATGGCCAAAGAGTGACGGGATTTCCCCGTTCCCCCCCGCTCCCCCGCCGGGCTGCCTAAAGCGCTCCCTTGCGGCGGAACATAAACTTCAGAGAGCAAGTGGAGAGGTTGAACATCGTGATCGGGTATAACTTATTATCCAGCCGGTTCTTGTAGAACACCGAGATGTCAATGTTACGGATCTCCTGGGGACTGGCCGAGAAATCGGACATCCGATACTCGGCATTCGGAGCGTAGTAGATGAACTGCCGGTAGTCGTCCGCCCCACCCAGAGACGTGTCCAGAGCGATGTCAGTGATAATGGGCTCAAAAGCGGAGCGCGCAGTCCGGGCAGAATCGCCGATGTTACTCGTGCCGAGGACGTTGGGCTGGCCAGTGGCTTCCGTTCTGACTGGGAGCAGCGATGTCGTGAAAACGATAGACGAGATCGGTGACCAGAGGGAATCCACACTCTTGAAGTCTTGGGTGAGTTTCCAATAGACCTTCTGGGCAGAAAGGGGGACGTAGCCCAGCGGTGGCACGCCGGAAAAGGGCGTGAGACGGTAATCCACCACATTCTGGTAGAACTTGTTGGGGAAAATGATCTCGTTCGTGTAACCCTCTGGGAC